GCCACCCACAAAAAATCATTATTCATAATCAAATCCAATCAGGTTTACGCTCAGGAAGACGAAGGTAATTATCGCATACCCAAGGTTTAGATGCAATATACATCTTATAAGCATCAAAGGTTGAGATACTTGTGTCAAGTTTATATTCGTCAGGCATTGCTCTGGCAAACGGAGTTAATTCAGTTCTATTGGCAGCATCAATAGGAAAAAGTTTATTTGCGTATGCAAGAGTCGCAAGACAAGAATGAATTTTTTTATAACGATTAGAATACTCTTCACACAATGCTAACCCATGACGAATTAACCACCTTGAATTTGCCACTGTTTCATTTGCCCACACGGTGCAGGGATGATTGCGAAAGGCACCCTTCTCCGTAGCATAGGGTGTGCCGTCTGCCTTAGGAAGAGTGCCGTATCCGTGCCCCCACTTCTCTGATGCCACGATGGAGAGCATCTGGCAGGTCTCTAAGGGCATCTTGACGATGTGCTTGTCAGGTAGAACCTGTGCCGAAACAACGGGGTCAGGGTCTGATACAAAAATGTTCATTATTCCAGAGTTAGTTTCTTGACTATTTTATCAGTTTTTTGGAAATTTACTCGTTTGTAACGTTTTCCTTTTGGATCTGGTATCCAATAAGTCTCTTGATACTCAACTTGAACCATAGATAAAAACTTTTCTAGTGTCATATGGTGTATGCCGGTTTCGACATCTCCATCATGCGTAATAAGTTTCCCCTTTTCTATTTGAACAACGTAGAGCATCACTAATCAAGCATTGACTTTTCTTGTTTGGCAAGTTTGAAATACATCTTGTAGTATCGATTTTTCATATCTTCAAGAGTATTCATATCTTCTTCAAATCCCAAATATTTGAGCATTTGATAGGCACTTTCCAACTCACTAATGAGTCGAAGAGTATTTGTGGAATGAACTTCCATTCCACCAAAAACATATTTTTTTGCGTCTTTTTCGACAAATTGAATGTGTTCAGGAAACTGCATCAGGATGAGGATAGGTGATGATTACAACTTTTTGAAGATTTTTTTGACTATCATATTTTGTTTGATAGGATATTTCTCCTCCCAGTTCTTTGGCAACTTCTTCCAAGATTTTAGTATGTTCCTTATTCATATCAACTAAATGTGCTGTCGGGTTCAAGAGCAATATAATATTTGAGATTATATGCTTCATTGGTAAATTGAGATAAGAGTTTGGATGAGACTACCACATCATAGGCACCAGGAATAATCTTGATATTTTCTACTTTAAAGTTAAAAGTAAAGTCCTTATCGGTTTCTCCAACAACAATCGAATATTCGTTAGATGTATCATTCTTCTTATCGCGCACGACAAGTTTGACAACACCCGCTTCTCCAACTGCAGAAAGATCGGGAAGTTGATATACTGCTGCTGCCTTGATAAGTTTTTCCAAAGTTACGCTATCAAGTTGAAAGCAAACATCCTGTGAGGGAAGTTGAATCTCTTTATCTGGTGGAGAAATAATCACATTAGGATCGGCAAAGAAATACTTCACACGACGCTTACCCTCACGGATAGTCAAATAAGATTCTTCGGCAAAATCAAGATCAGGATCCTGATGAAGACTCAAACCATTGAGAAACTGATTCAAATCATAGATGGCAAAGTCGCGAGAAAACTCTTCATTGATTTGCGCTTCGGCAAGAATATTCTTTGCCACAGAAATAGTGCGAAGTTTATTACCTTGCTTTACAAGAATCGAATTGTTGATACCAGCAAAGTTTTTGAGAGTCGTCAGAGTCTTTTCAGAAAGTTTCATAGTTTTTTCGCGGAGTTTCATTGTGGATAAGAGCTGGTTTGCTTGTGAAGACCAGAAAAATGATAGAGAAGAACACAATAGTGAATTGCTTTCAGAATGTCAAGTTTTGACTTACCATTCTTCTTACCAAAACGCGAGAGGTATTTGATAGCATTAGATCGACAAAATGCTTCGGCATCCCCAATACTCTCAATCAAATCAAGAGTTTGTGTCTTTGACTCTTGGGAAGTGTAGTGAGACTTGTAAGTTCCAGATAGATAATCTTTAATTTCTTTTAGAGTTTTATCTTCTTCATATTTCCAAAACCCATTGTCGTTTTTAAGGTCTGCCATTGTTGCTCCAGTAATCGTATCCAAATTCACATCAATATCAACATCTTTAAAAGCTTCGGCAAAGTCAATATGTATTTCAGGAATTTTATCCAAATAATGATCTGTTTTCATTTTCAAAACCTCATCGTAAAGTAGACTCCATGCGTTAATCATTCTATCAATTTTGCTCCTGGTTGTCAACGGGCATTTGGAAATCAGCATCTACCTTGTCATAAAGTTCCAAGAATGCTTGCTTGGTCTCATCATCAAAACGATTCACGCAAACTTGAATTGCTTTTGCTTTATCGGCAAAGATGCTGTAAGCACGAATGATGTGAACAAGACGGCGAGTGGAAATGATTTCCTCAATACCTCCATCATAGAAGGTCTTGCGAATAATGTCTGCCCAATCGACAAGACGCTTACAGAAATCACTATCTTCAACACCAAGATCTAAGGCAATACCTTCAAGAATCTTTTGTTCGGTAGCAGGGGAAGGATATTCTTGTTCGAAGGTGACAGGGAATCGCTCCAAGAATGCTTCATTGAGCACATTGGTTCCAATAAAGCGACCGTCATCGCTGCCTTTACCTTTAGTATTTGCAGTCGCAATAACATTGAATCCCTTTGTTGGATTGATAAACTTACCAATTTTTTTCAGAAACACACCTTTACCTTCAAGGATGGATTGGAGGCAGAGGATTTTATTGCTAGCAAGGTCAATTTCATCGAGTAGCAAGATTGCTCCTCGTTGGAGTGCTTCCACGACAGGTCCGTTATGCCAAACAGTTGCCCCATCGATAAGACGGAAACCACCAATAAGATCGTCTTCATCAGTTTCAATAGTAATATTTACACGAATCAGTTCCCGACCCAACTGAGCACACGCTTGCTCCACAGAGAACGTTTTACCATTACCCGACAGACCCGTAATAAACGCAGGATAAAACAGTCGCGACTGAATAATTTTGCGAATATCGCTGAAGTTACCAAAGCGGACGAAGGTATCATCTTTTTCAGGAATGAGGTTTTGTTCAACGGCAGGAAGAGCGGCAGGTGCCTGATAGTTGCGCTCAATCTCTTCTACCTTTTGAGGAGTGACTTCAAGATTCCACTTACCGCGACCAACCTTATATTGAGACAATTTGTTGGTCACGGTTTGATAGTTGGCACCGTTCATGGCACACCAGGCACGAATGTCGCCGCTTGCCACAGACTCGCCATATAGAGACTGCAAAGAGGTGCGGATGTAATCTGCGGAAAGAGACATGATGTAGGTTGGTTGTTTCAACTGAAGTTATTATAGGGCAGAGTCTGGGCAGAGTGAGGGCAGAGTGGACGGTTTAGGAATTGGTTGCTTCTTTCCACTCTTGCTCGACTTCCTCTCTCCTATCTTTTCTTTTCTTTTTAGCAACAGGTGCTGGTGCTTCTTCTACTACTGGGGCAGGTGCTTCCTCAACAACAGGTGCTGGAGCAGGAGCGCTCTTACCAGAAATCAGATCTCCAAATCTACTCATTTTCTCAAATACAATTCTTCTCTCTTATTTAGGAAATACTCTTTAGAAATAATCTTAGGAATATATCCAGGAAAATATTGCTTAGCAATAGCACCAACACCCATAGCGGTGATGGCACTATTGACAACAATCAATACTTCTTTTGTTTCTTCTACAACAATGTGTTGAAGAGGAAAATTTTTATTCATACAACTAGATTGATAAATTCTGAAAGGATTTTTTTATTCATTTTTTTGCCCTTCAAGCTCTTGACAAATGCTTTTTTGATTTGAGTTTTGGTAGCATCTTCTTCAACATCAAATTCAGAAGAACTTGACATTACAGAAGAAGAAAGGGCAAAGTAGCTATGATAACCGGCATTCTTGATTACAAATGTCTTTTCTTTTCTCCAGTCTTTCATAGTATTTTCCAAAAGTTCTGGACTGGTTTGACAATGACGACGAATGAATGTTCCAGCATCAGAACCATTATTTAGCACACGAATACCAATAAAGTTAGTGTCTTTGAAATTGTCACGAAGATTGCGAAGAAGCACACCCGTAAACTCATCATATCGATTAGTAAGCGTATAAGTTGTGCCCAATTTACGATCACGAAGGAAACAATCTTCTCCAACATAAATGCAACCCAGGTAAGGTTTGTCATAACGAGAAACTTCCTTATGAAACTTCAAAGGATTTGCCTCGCCATCGGTAAGAATTACACACTGAACTTTTTGAAGAGAATGTTGCTTCTTAAATTGAGGAATAATTTGATGAAGAGCAATCAGTGTTTCATTTAAAGGAGTGCCAGAAAGATGCATACCACTCGGAATAGAATAATTACAATAGTGAGCAAAAGAATGAACAATACGATAGATATTGAGCATACTCTCTTCCAATGTCTTGGCATTGACATTACTGGTAAGAATATTCATAAGTGAAAACCACTCACCAACAGCAATTACTCCATTCTTTTTTTCATAGGCACGTTCGCGAATATTTGCCACACCATTCTCATCATGAACAACATAAGGATATTCGGAAGTAAAGGCATAAACATCAAAAGGAATATTTACTTTACGACAAAACCAAATAAGATTAAAGAGTTGTTTGATAGTATCTTCCAAGACATACTGCATTGAACCAGACCAATCCAGAATGAAGATAAGACCATGATTCTTACCATCTGCAAAGGTAGTTACTTTTTTGAACAGGTCTTCGTTATATCGGTAAGTGTGAAGGTTAGAGCAATCTAAGACTCCAGTACGGCTAGTAGTAGCACGAGCATAACTATCAGCAGATTTTCGGCATTCAAATTCTTTGACAAGATAATTCACCTCCTTTTGAGCAGAGCGTTTGAACTCTTTATATTTGCTATCGACATCCCCAAATAAATCAAGATCAGGAGTAGCGTCATCCCAATGATTATTGATTAACTCATGAATTTCCGAATTTGGAATAACACATTTTTTTAAATCAAGTTTAGGAATTTCAATATAATTACTCTCACGACTAAACATATTCACCAAGTTTTTTAGACCCTCTTCAAGAGACTTCATGGTTTCAACTTCTGGATCTGGATCTG